CCTGCATTGGCTGCAGTGGTACCTGAAGCTGTGCCTGTGCCAGCTCCGTTTATTTTGTTTTCAGCAGTGGCTACAACAATTAACGGAACCGTACCTGGTTCAGCTGGAGTATAAAAACTCTCGTCAATTACTTGTACTTCTACGCCTGGTGATGTTAGTGCCATTCGACTGTCTCCTAGGGTTAAATCAATGTACTATTATTTAGCGGCATCATTAAAAAACCCCAGGATATACAAGATTGAAAAGGGGCTGAAAAGGTGTAAATAGTTTTATGAGACCCCTTTGTAAGTGCGGACAACGACCCCGTGCTGTTAACTATAAAAAGAACAACAAGATCTACTATCGATCATTGTGCGAGATCTGTATGGCCAATGGTCTAGGCTTTGGTATTCCTAGATGGCATCGCGCTGGGTATCGAATTAAAAATCAATGTGACAAGTGTGGATTTCGCTCAACCCACAAAGAAGTTTTTAGAGTATTTCACATAGACGGTAATCTAGATAATTGTCGACACAGCAATTTAAAAACTGTGTGTTCTAATTGTGCTCAAATACTAGGCAAAGAAGGAATCACTTGGCGACAGGGAGATCTTGTCGCCGACTACTAGACTAGCCGACTGTCTATAAAGGTCGTCAATAGAACCATTGTTGTCGATTACTACATCAAAGTCGCTGCCTAACCAAGCCCACTCGCTGGCGTGTATCTTGCGCATTTTCATTGCGTTCAATCCCACGTTGTTGCCTTGATTTGCACTGACTGCATCTGCATACCAGTCGGGCAGTGTACCTCTTTGTACCCAAACAATGCTACCTCCTGCCTGTTTTAGAGATTCAATTTCATTGGGAAATCTGCAATCTGAAATTACAATATTATCTCGACTGTTGCGCAGTTTGTTTTCTAGGCTAGCAATCCATATATCATCGTGAAATGCCTTACGACAAACTTCAGTACCCCAATATTGCAACACCCATCTTGGAGTTAATGTGGGCATATCAAGTCTAGCGGCCCACCATGGATCTACTTGTTCGCGCCATTCACGGGCTTCTTTGGTACGGCCTTCTAGCATGGTTCTATCCCAACCGAATACTGATGCCACTGCATCTTTTAAAGTTGATGCAAAGCTCTCTCGTCTAAATTCGTGAAAGTTTTGTAAGTAATCTGCAACGGTATCCTTACCACTGCCTATAAAGCCGCATACACCTATAATCATAATATTCTCCAACTGTATAAAGTATACAGGAGAATACCATCGGAGTCAACCTATAATAAAAGTATATCCTTGGCCGCCCGGTACTAATTTTATCAAATCATCTGTGAGTTTTTCAATTTCAGCAGTGGCTTCTGCTTTCATTGCCGCACCGTTTAGACTGCTTCCACCTTGCGGGCCAGCAATTTGAGCAAATTTTTCACGAGCTTGACCTAGCATCATCTTGCAGTTGGCTAAACTATAGTCTTTGATCCATTGTCCTGCATAGGTATCGTCAATAATAGCAAAATCTGGTTTAGTATTGTAAACCCATAACATCACTTCTTCATCACCCCTAGGACGCTGTTGAATCATTATCTTGCGACTTTGTGGTTGCCAGGTAAAATTAATAAAAGATCCAAACATCTTGCCTACTAATTCTTGATAACCACTGAATAATTCGTAGGTTAATAGTCCGCCCATATTTGTCGAACTTAACAAATAGGTGTTGGTATAGGCCATGTTAAACGGCTCAAATACTGTGCCACCGGTGCCGTTACCACTTCTTGATCCAACTGATCTACGAAATATCTGTCGAACCTGTTGTACTTCTTTGGGTAAAATATATTCTTGCTGATTTTCTCTCAGCGTTAAAAACGCATAACTTTCTTCAACGGCATTATCTGAACGCTGTCGAAATACGCCTAATGCTCTGTTTAGTGCAGTTTCGTAATGTATGGGATCTAGCTCTACGTCAATCATGCCGTCGCCTAGCATGGCTTTGCAGTAACTAAAAACTTCTTGCTTGGATTGGTCTATTTGGCTCATACAACTATTTATCGTAGCGGTAAATATATGACTATGCCAAGACTGAGCCTTTACCGTCCTGAAAAGGGCAATGATTATAAATTTATAGATAAAAATATCTGGGAAATGTTCCAGGTTGGTGGTACTGATGTGTTTATACATCGATATCTAGGTCCCGGATCTACTGGGAATACTGCCTCTCCTACACAACCCGTATATAACACCAGTGATCCTACACAAATCCAAGACCTGCTGTTTTTAGAAAACAGAGATCGCAAGTATGATCCCGATATCTATATTATGCGAGGAGTGTACAGCCTTCAAGATCTAGATTTTAATCTAAGCCAGTTTGGATTATTTTTACAAAACGATACTGTTTTTATTACGTTTCATATCAACGACACTATAGAAAAATTAGGCCGTAAGTTGATCAGTGGAGATGTTATAGAACTGCCGCATTTAAAAGATGATCATGCTCTTAATGACTTTCAATTTGCTCTTAAAAGATTCTATGTAATTGAAGAAGTAAATAGGGCTGCAGAAGGATTCTCAGTTACTTGGTATCCGCATCTATATCGTGCCAAATGTAAACCTCTAGTTGACAGTCAAGAATTTAAAGAAATACTAGATCAAGTTGCTAATAAAGATGCAATGGTTGGTACATACAACTCTGCTGTAACCTATTATCCAGGTGATGTTGTTACTGGGTTGGATGGAAAAAATTATACAGTGCTACAAGAAGTAACTGGAGTTGCACCTCCTAATGCTACCTATTATGAACTAGCTGACAGTCTAAGAAACATAATGAGCACCTACGAAAAAGAAATGCAGATCACTCAGGCAGTGCTTGATCAGGCTGAAGCAGATGCTCCAAGAAGTGGCTCAGACACCACACAGTTTTATACTCTTACCGTAGACGCAAATCAATTACCTGTACTGGTCAGCGCAGATAACAGCCTATTAGATGCTAGTTTGGAAACTCAGGCCACTGACGAAGCAGGCAATCTCTTGTTTAATACCGACGGTACTCCTGTATACGTAGGATCCACTGCTGCCACCGCTCTATTATCGTCGGAAGTATCTGGTTATAACGGATATCTTGTTGGTGATAGCGTTCCTCCAAATGGTGCTCCATTCACAGCCGGTATAGCCTTTCCATTAGCTCCTGCAGATGGTCAATTCTGTCTTAGAAAAGATTATTTTCCATATAGATTGTTTAGATACAATGGATCAAGATGGGTCAAGGTTGAAGACCAGGTTAGAATGACCATGAGTAACTTGGGACCAAGTGATGTAGGTGTAGGTGATCAATTTGAAGGCAAGGATGTTCGCCAGACACAAAAAGCTGGATTCATCAACAATACAAATACCGACACAATAAATGGACACACTGTGAAAGAAAGACAGAGTCTCAGCAAGGCTCTTAGACCAGAGGCAGACGAATAATGGATTATTTTTATGATGCGCAGGTAAGACGATATGTCACTCAGTTTATGAGAATCTTTATAGGATTCAAATACAAAACTGGAGGTGATGTTCCCGAAGAGCGACACGTGCCTGTGTTGTACGGTGATATGACCAGACAGGTTGCCAGCATGATCAAAGACAACAGTGAAAACAAACTGTCGACCGTGCCCCGAATTGCCTGTTATATCAGCGGTCTTGAGTTAGATAATTCTAGACTCAGTGACTACAGTTTTGTAAGTAAATTATCTGTGAGAGAACGGCAGTATACTACCAATACCGCAGGCGAAAGAGAATATGGTGGTGTACAGGGCGGTGGATACACTGTGGAAAGACTTATGCCTACTCCATTCAAACTGTCAATGAAAGCAGAAATTTGGACTTCTAACACAGATCAAAAACTTCAGTTGCTGGAACAGATTCTGGTATTGTTTAATCCCAGTCTTGAAATTCAAACCACAGACAACTATGTTGACTGGACCAGTATCAGTGTAGTGGATCTAAGCAGCATAAATTTCAGTTCAAGAACTATTCCGCAGGGTACAGAAAGTGATATTGATATATGCACTCTAGATTTTCAAACTCCTATCTGGATCAGTCCACCTGCCAAGGTTAAGAAAATGGGCATTATTAAAAACATTATCATGAATGTATTTGGGGAGTCGGGCCAATTGTTAGGTCTAGAAGATCTCATATTCAATGGTGATGGTGCTACTGCTCAGGTACGAAACACAGTGGATCGATTTGGTGTATTATTAATATTAAACAAGGCTACAGGATTGTATGATCTCACTGTGTTAAATGTATATGAAGCTGTGTTAGCCTTAGGTCTAGATGAGACCCCTTACAAAGGTAATCAACAAAGGCTAGATTGGTACAAGGTGCTAGAACTTCACGGCGGGTATACAGGTACCAGTAGAATACATTTTACACAACCCAGCGGCTATGAAATCACAGGTACATTCACTGTAAATGAAATTGATCCTACATATCTAGTAATAGACATTGATATGGACACAGTACCTACAAATACAATATCACCTGTAACTGCTATCGTTGATCCCTACAAGTTTAATCC